TACCACCTGTGGTCCTGCCGTGTTCGTCAATGTCAATCTGAATATACATCGTGCCGAATTGCGTTTTGACCTTTGAAATTGTCGTTTGTGATCTGCCTTCGTTCATTTTTTATCTCCCAAAAAATACCGTTTGTTGTGCGATTGATTTATCGAAAAGATACCATGCACAATTATCTTTGCCTGTCATCTTACTATCGGAAATCCACTTTACGCGGCCAACCGATACAATTTTGTGGCAGTACTTAATTAGATCGGAGCTTTGCTTGGTGTGCATCCAATCAGCGTCGAACAATAGCCATGTCGGCCTTAAAAGCGACATGAAGGATATCATCGGGTGAAGAAGCTTTCTATCCCAAGGCGGGTTAGTAATGAAATAGTCTGCGCCTGATTGCTGGTCGGCCAGCCTATAGTCACGCTGGTATATTTTGAGAAGATTGCTCAATGATGGCTGTGGTTTTATATCGCTTGCCCACACACAAATATGCCCGTGCTTCTCTAAGTGAAGGGCCAATGCACCATTGCCCGCACATGGCTCATCAAAGAACGTCTCGTCGTCCAAGTGCGGAAGAAGAGGCAGGACAGCCTCGTACGGTGTCGGGTAGAAGTCCCTCTCCCGGCGCTCAAAGTTACTACGCTTTCCCATTTATTACCTCCCACCCCAACGCAGTATATCCCGCCTTGTCAACCCAGCTGTCTTCGTGTGTTGGCTGATTGATAAGCCGCGCCGTCTTAAGCCAGTCCATACAGAGGGCGACCTGATACGGATTCACATCGACGCCTAAAATAATCGACCAGCCGTCCGCAATGTTGGCAAAGTTTTCCTGAATGCTGCCGTAATCGTCCTGCCGATCGCCAGTGATTAATTCAGCTGCGCGATAAAGGATTTCTTCGCGTTTATCCATCAACCCGCAACTCCCCTTTCGTAATCCGCTCGATTTGATATTGCCGAAGCGGCGGGACTTTATCGCCCCATTGCGCAACGGCAGCTTGGCTAATCTTGAGCGCTTCGGCAATTTTTGCCTGAGTGCCGAAATGCGCCATCACTTCTTTCATAGTCATTTTTAATTCTCCGTGATTTAGTGCTTTACACATAAGGCATCTTAATTTATTTGTAAACACGAAAGCGCGAACGGATTGTCCGACAGCGCGAAAGAAGGAGAAAGCCGCATGGCTATTAATCTGCAAAACACCAATGCCGTCAAAGCTGACGGCGTAAAGATTCTTGTCTACGGACAAGCTGGCGCGGGTAAAACCTCGCTGATCCCGACGCTGCCCGATCCGGTAATTTTATCGGCAGAGGGCGGTTTGCTCTCGATTGCCGATAGCGGGTTGCCATTTATTCATATTACCGACATGGCGACTTTGCGTGAGGCTTATTCGTGGCTACTCGAAAGCGACGAGGCGAAGCAATTCAAGTCGGTGGCGCTCGACAGCATCAGCGAGATTGGCGAAGTTTGCCTTGGCGCTGAAATGAAAAAGGCGAAAGACCCGCGCCAAGCCTACGGCGAAATGCAAACGACGATGGCCGAAGCCATTCGCTCGTTCCGCGACCTGCCTCACAAAAACGTCTATTTTTCAGCCAAGCTGGAAAAGACTCAGGATGAAATGGGGCGGCTGCTTTATTCGCCATCGATGCCGGGAAATAAGACGGGCCAAGCCCTGCCATACTTTTTCGACATTGTGGCGGCGCTGCGTGTAGAGAAAGACGCCGAAGGGATTATGCAACGCGCCTTGATGCTGGAAACGGACGGGCTTTGGCAAGCGAAGGATCGGTCAGGCAAACTGGACGCGTGGGAACAATGCGACCTCGGAGCGATCATTGAGAAGATTGGGGGCGCGTCGTGAACAACATTGACCCTCTTCTTGAAGAATGGATCGAACTGAAGCGTCTTGAGAAGCTGTATCAAGACAGCCGCCGCTCGATCGAGGATCAACTGATCGACGCGATTATGGTTCCGGCTGATTTGGACGGCACCGTCACGCCGACCGTCAGCCAAGACTATAAAGTGAAAATCACCGGACGCATGAGCCGCAAGGTGGACAGCGACCGCGTTCAAGAGATTGCCGCAGAACACGGCATTGTTGACCAACTAAGCGTTCTGTTTCGGTGGAAGCCGGAAATCAACATGGCCGTTTGGAAAGCAACCAACCCGTCAGTTACTGACCTGCTACTCGACGGGATTACGACAAAGCCGGGTCGCCCATCATTCACCATAGAGAAGGAGTAAGCCAAATGGCTTTTATTGATTTTGACTTGAACGACGACGAATATAAAGACGAAGGCGGATCGTTTGAACCGCTTCCGGCTGGTTGGTACATGGCGAAGATTACTCAAGCCGATGTGACGCAGACGAAGGCTGGCACTGGTCAATATATCAAAATGCGTTTTGATATTACCGGGCCGACGCATCAGGGGCGCGTGGTGTTCGCTAACATCAACATCAATAACCCGAACCCGACCGCCGAAAAGATTGGGCGCGGCCAACTGCGTCAGATGCGTGATGCGCTTGGCATGGGCGAACTGAAAGACACCGACCAACTTATCGGTGGTGACTTGCAGATCAAGCTGTCCGTCAAGAAAGATGAGCAGTATGGCGACGGCAACGATGTGAAGGGATTTAAGCCGCTTGGTGGCGGGTCCGTAGCGCCGCAACCAACACAGCAATCGGCTCCGGCAGGGGCTTCCGCCTCACCGCCTTGGGCAAAGTAAAAAATGGGGGCTGGTTTAAAAGCCAGCCCCTTTAATTTCTTCAGGGAGTTGAAGGAGGCAACCGTGAAAATTGAACTCGACACTAATATAGTGGAATTGATTGACGAACACCATCAAAAAAACCAAGACGCGCCGCGTCCGTATTTAGGCGGCTCTGTCTTAGGCCATCCGTGCGACCGCTGGCTTTGGCTTTCGTTTCGGTGGGCTGTGGTCGAGCAATTCCCCGGTCGTATCTTGCGCTTGTTTCGGCGCGGCCATAGAGAGGAAGAAACCATCGTGGCCGATTTAAAGGCCATCGGGATCGACGTTCATTCGGATCAACGCTCCGTCCCGATGCCGAAGCATTGTGGCGGTCATATCGACGGCATTGGCGAAGGCGTACCGGGCGCGGAAAAGACGCCGCACTTGTTTGAATTTAAGACCCACTCGAAAAAGTCGTTTGACGATCTAGAAAAGAACGGACTTAAAAAATCGAAGCCGATGCACTGGTGCCAGATGCAAGTTTATATGCACGGCCTCGGCCTCAAGCGCGGGTTATATTTCGCCGTCTGCAAGGACGATGACCGAATTTACACAGAGCGCGTTGAGTACGATAAAGAGGCGGCCAAGCAATTATTGGAACGTGGAGAGAAAATTGTCAGTGCCGAGCGCATTCCTGACCCGCTATCAACAGACCCTAGTTGGTATCAATGCAAGTTCTGCCCCGCTCATAGCTTTTGCCACAAAGAACGGATGACCAAGCAAGTCAACTGCCGCACTTGCGCTCACGCGACGCCGTGCGACGATGGGGAATGGGCATGCGCGAGATGGGACAGCAAAGGCATTCCGGTCGATTATCAGCGCACCGGATGCGATAGCCATGTGTTGCATCCTGACCTTGTGCCGTGGTCGATGAAGGATAGCGGATCTCCCTACGAAGCTGTTTACGAGATAAACGGCGTTGACGTTCGCAACGGAGAAGGTGACGCGCACGTTTTTACTTCGCAGGAGTTAATCGCTGGGGGCGAGGCTTGCGCCCATGAATTAGTCGGGGCGGTTAAGGAGACTTTTCCCAAGGCGACAGTGAAAGAAGTCAGAACGATTGAGGAGACTTTTTGATGCTCCGTGATTATCAGCAAAGGACAATCAATGACCTATATTCGTGGCTTGGTACAAACAGCGGCCATCCTTGTTTGGTGCTTCCAACAGGATCGGGGAAGTCGCATATTGTGGCGGCGTTATGTAAGGATGCGGTTCAGAATTGGCCTGAAACGACTATTCTCATGCTTACGCACGTCAAGGAACTTATCGAGCAGAACGCTCAAAAAATGCGTGAGCATTGGCCGAACGCGCCTCTCGGCATTTATTCGTCTGGTTTGCGGTCGAAGAGATTAGATCAAATCACGTTCGCCGGGATTCAATCTATACGCAACAAGGCGGCGCTGATCGGTCACGTTGATTTGGTTATCATTGACGAGTGCCATCTTGTTTCTCACAAGCAAGAAGGCGGATATCGAACGATGATTGACGAGTTGATGCATATCAACTCCAAACTGCGCGTTATAGGGCTGACGGCCACGCCTTACAGATTGGGACACGGACTAATCACCGACGCCCCGGCGTTATTTGCCGATCTAATTGAACCGGTCAGCATCGAGGAGTTGATCTACAAAGGCTACCTAGCGCCGCTACGGTCCAAGGTGACGGACCTGACGCTATCGACCGAGGGCGTTCATAAGCGCGGCGGCGAGTATATCGAGTCCGAACTACAAAAAGCTGTCGATACCGTCAGCCAAAACGTGAAGATCGTGCGCGAAACGATTAGATTGGCTGGCGACCGAAAGGCGTGGTTGTTCTTCTGTACTGGCGTCGATCATGCCTATCACATTCGAGACGAGTTGCGAGAGCAGGGCGTAACCGCCGAAACGATAACGGGCAAAACGCCAGCCGCCGAGCGCGACGATATTATTCAGAGGTTTAAGTCTGGCGATATTAGAGCGCTGACGAATGCGAACGTCCTAACAACCGGCTTTGATTATCCCGACATTGACTTGCTTGTTATGGCAAGGCCGACCGCCAGCGTGTCGCTATATGTCCAAATGGCTGGGCGCGGAATGCGGCCAAAGAGCCATACCGATCATTGCCTTGTTTTGGACTTCGCCGGAGTCGTTCAATCTCACGGACCTATTACGGCTGTCGATCCCGGTCGCAAATCAGGCGAAGGCGATGCGCCGGTAAAGGTCTGCGAAAATTGCGATGAGCTGGTTCACATATCAGCGAAGGAATGCCCTTCTTGCGGTGAGCCGTTTCCAGAGCCGGAGTTTAAGGACGATGGCGCGAAGCTGCACAATGACGATATTATGGGCCTA